TCTTTTACAAGTACAACATTCTCAGCTAGAGGAGCATTAATATATAATTCATCTAATAGTAATAAAGCTATTGCTGTTTTAGACTTTGGGTCTGATAAAGTATCAACTAACGGTACTTTTACAATTTCATTCCCAGCTGCTGCTGCCGCCACTGCTATTATCACACTTTCATAGTCGAGGTTAATCGTCTATGTCTGTGGTTACTAGTGGATACAGTAGAAATACTTGGAACTCAGGTGCATGGAACCGTAGTGTTGTAGATCGATCGGTTACTGTAACGGGAGTTTCATTATCTACTACTCTTCGTTCTGTAGAAATAACTATTCCAGGCACAGCTTTTGTAACTAACGTAGGAATAAATTTATCTCTTCGTAGTGTAGCTACAACAGCTAATGCTAATGTATCTGTTACCAGAACAAATATAGGATTTAGTTTACGATCAGCAACTGTTGAAGTTATTAAGACACATAATGTTACAGGGGTAGCATTAGTAACTACACTTCGTAGTTCAACTATTACAAGTAGTCCAAAAGTTATTCCATCTCAAGTTGTTGGAACATTTAGTCTTGGAACCCCATTTATTAAAGCAGGTATTGAAGTTGATGTTACTGGAGTGTCGGGTGAATTTGATACAGGTAATGAAAGTTCACAAGCCGGAGCTAATCCAGTAATATATAATGCACGAACATTTAGAGTTACTGTTGTGAATGTGGGTGGTAGTAATAAATACTTTATTGATGGTAAACAACAATATGGTTTAAATCTTGTTAAAGGTAGAACTCTATATACCTTCGACCAATCCGATAGCTCTAATGATGGTCATCCATTACGATTTTATTTAGATGCAGCTAGAAGTACACTTTTTTCAACTAATGTACAAACGATAGGGACTCCGGGTAATGCTGGAGCTTATACACAAATCTTTGTTGTAAATACTGGACCAACTACGTTATACTATCAATGTAGTGCACATGCAAATATGGGAGGTAAAGCAAACTTCCAACCAGTAATGCAAACAAGAGTTGTATCACCAAACATAAACGGTGATGGTAACTTGGTATTAACGGGAGTTAGTGCTAGATTTAGAACACACATAAGAGGAATATGGACACCGAAAGTTTTTGGTGGTGGTTCTGAAATATGGAAGGCTAAAAAGATATGAGTATAACATTTAACCAATTAGTAAACAGAATTAAAACAACAAGTGAAGATACCAGCACAGAGTTTGTTGGTGACATTCCAGCTTTTATAGAAAGAGCTGAAGCAAGATTAACAAGAGAAATAGATTCATATGGTGTTGTGCAATATGCAACATCAAATATGGTTGTTGGTGATCCGTTTATTACCAAACCAGTAAATACACTTATCATTAAAAATTTAAACATTCTAAAGTCTGACGGCACACGTATTAATTTATTACAAAAGACTGATGAATATTTAAATGACTATTGGCCACAACGTACAAGTATAGGAGTTCCTCGGTATTATGCTAACTTTGGTTTTGATAATTTACTGATAGCTCCCACACCAGTGTCGGCCTATGATTGTGAAATGTCTTATATTGTCCAACCAACAGCAGCAACCTCAGTGCACCAAGAGAATTTCTTTACCAAATATTGTTCTAATGCATTGTTTTATGCTAGTATGAAGGAAGCTTGTATGTTCATGAAGAATTACTCAGCAGCTCAAGTTTGGGAACAAGAGTATCAACGAGCCTTTACTGACTTATTGAATGAAGCTAGAAGAACAAGACAGGATGATATGAGAAATAATGCCTCTCCAGCTGGAGGTGATAACACATTAGTAAAAGGAAGTAATTAGTTATGCCTAGTAATTATACAACAAGACTCAGATTAGAGAAACAAGCTGATGGTGAAAATGCAAACACTTGGGGTGATCGTCTTAATCAACAAGTTATTGACATGGTTGACGAAGCCGTTGGTGGTGTAGTCGTTGTCAGTACAACAGGAGCCACAACATCATTAACCGCAAGTAACGGTGCAGCCGATCAGGCTCGTAATGCCGTATTAAGAATTGAAGGAACATTAGGGTCAAACTCTACGATTGTAGTTCCTAGTGTTGAGAAGTTATATGTTGTTGATAATCAGACAACAGGTGGTACATATACCGTTAAACTAAAGACAGCCGTAACAACAACAAATGTTATTGCCCCTCGTGGTGGTTCAAAGTTTATTTATTGTGATGGAAAAAATGTACACAATGCTGTTGACCCAGTAGGTGTAAGTGCGTTATCTACAGAAGGTGGTGCTGTTGGTCCTATCACTGTGGGTGGTACGGTATCAGCTACGGCAGTTGCAGCTACTCGTATGGCTGCTACAAGTATTTCAAGCTCAATCACAGATACAACTAAACTATTTGCAACGACAGCTATATCTGTAAGTGCTGTTGACTCACTGGGTAAACAACTTAGAATTACAAAGTCAGCCGTTGCTGATATTGTTTCATTAACTGATGCATCAACGATCTCAGTAAACTTCAACAGTGGTCAAAACTTTGATGTTAGATTAGGTGGTAACAGGAACTTAGGTGCTCCTACCAATGTTCAATCTGGGCAGACCGGGTCCTTTTTTATTCGACAGGACGGTACTGGATCAAGGACGTTATCATTTAATGCTGCTTACGATTTTGCTGGAGGCACGGCTCCGACATTAACAACGTCAGCTTCTGCCGTTGACCGTATTGACTACGTTGTGTTATCGAGTTCTAGTGTGCATATGGCGGCATCACTAGATGTTAAATAATACAAGAGGTATAAATGGTATTTCAAAATAATGTTCTTTTAGGTGCAGCTGGATCAGGTACAACCACATACTCTATAGACCAATCAATTAGATTTAATCCAGCAGATAGTGCTTATATGTATAAAGACTTTTCTGGTGCTGGAAATAAAAAAACATTTACAATATCACTTTGGTTAAAAAGAAGTTTATTAGGATCAAGGCAAGATATTTGGTCATTTCAACAAGATGTTCCTTTAACGTTTATGGCAGATGATACCTTACGACCTTTTATATTTGGCAATGTTACTTTACAAACAAACAGAAGGTTTCGTGATCCATCAGCATTTTATCATATCCTTTTATCTGTTGATTCTACTCAAGCAGCATCTACTGAAAGAGTAAGATTATATGTAAATGGAGTAAGGGAAACAAGTTTTAGTACAGAAACTTATCCTTCATTAAATGCTGATGCAAATGTTTGGACAAGTGGGTTGCAATTAAGACTTTTTAGATTATATGGAGGTACTAATTATTATGGTGGATATGCAACCGAAATACATTATTTAGATGGTATTAGTTATGGACCAGAATTCTTTGGTGAAACGAATAGTAATGGGATTTGGATTCCCAAAGAGTATGATGGCAGTTATGGAACAAATGGTTTTAAAATTGATGGTAGAGATAGTTCTGACCTTGGAGACGATGAGTCTGGACAAGGCAATGATTTCACAACAAGTGGACTTGCAGCACATGACCAAGTTAGTGACTCACCTACGAATAATTTTGCAGTCGCAAATCCTTTAGATAGTTCTTATTATATGGGAAGTGAAACATTTTCTGAGGGTAATTTACAAATGACTTTAGGTTCTAGTGTTGGTGGTTTAGCTACTATGGGAATTACGTCAGGTAAATGGTATGCAGAATTTGAAGTGCATAGTGGTTCTACTACCTATTTTATATTAGGTATATATGGCGACCAACCAACTGCCACAACACATTATGTTGGTCAATCTGCAAATAGTTATGGTTATTATGCTGACACTGGTCAATCGTATAATAATTCAAGTGCATCTTCTTATGGAAATTCTTATACTGTAAGTGATGTAATTGGTGTTGCTGTTGATTTAGATAACAATAAGTTATACTTCTCAAAGAATGGTACTTTTCAAAATAGTGGCGACCCTACAAGTGGGGCAAGTGGCACTGGTGCTATATCAATAAATCCAGTTTCTAGCACAGGACTAGGTGCATATTTTATAGCATCTTCAAGTGGGAATTCAGCCCCCTCAAGTCATACTATTAATTATAATTTTGGACAAGATGGAACTTTTGCTGGGAATGTAACTGCTGGTGGTAATAGTGATGCAAATGGAATAGGTAATTTTAAATATAGTGTACCAAGTGGGTACTTGGCACTTTGCACTAAAAATTTAGGTTCGTAGGAGGATAACATGCCAACACCAACAATACCAAATGGCGAAGAACATTTCTTCCCAATAATTTATTCTGGAAATGGTCAAGCACAAAGAGTTGGTAAGTTTGTACCTTTTACTGATAATGGCACGATTGCTAAAAGTTGTATGTTTAATAGAACTGATAACCCAAGATTGGCAAGAACACCGAGTAGTGCTGGAAATAGAAAAACGTGGACATTTAGTGTTTGGATAAAAAGAGCTGCTCTTGGAAGTGCAAGAAATTTAATTTTAACAACATCACCTTCTGGAGGAACTGCTGGTGAGTTTTTAATGTTCCATACCGATAACACTATTAAATTTACAGATGCTACTTCTTCATACTATAATTTAACTACTAATAGAACATTTGAGGATACTTCGAAATGGTATCACCTCTTAATAGCAGCTGATACAACTCAAGCAACCGCAGCAAATAGAATAAAAATGTATATTGATGGAGATCAAATAACAAGTTTTTCAACAGAAACATACCCTTCCCAAGATTTTCAATTTGAAGTAAACAACACTTCTAACCCGATGAACTTGGGTGGTGATTATGGTAGTTCGGGTTCAGAAAATGCTAGTTATTATTTTGCAGAAGTTAACATAGTAGATGGCACAGCACTAACACCTTCAACCTTTGGTGTTACTAATACCTCAACGATGAGATGGATTCCAAAAACATTAACTGGTATTACTTATGGAACGAATGGTTTTAGATTACAGTTTGGTACAGATTCAGCACTCGGAGACGATACCAGTGGAAATACAAATGATTTTACATCTAGTGGTTTAGCAGCATCTGATCAACGAACTGACACACCCACAAATAATCTACCCACAATGAGACCATACAATCCTAGTTATAACACTACACAAGCACAGGGTAATTTACAATACACACCAACAGGAACTAATGCTGGTTACCCTATGTGTGCAACATTAAGACCAAATTCTGGTAAATGGTACGCAGAGGTAAGGACATCAAGTAATGGTGGTGGTAATGTCATAACATTTGGTATTTATATTCAAGAAGATATGCACCATTGGGATAACTCATATAATTATTATCCAGGAGGTCAAATATCAAATGGAGATGGTAATGGTGTTGGAATGCAGATAAGAAATGATGGTAACAGATGGCTTACAAGTTCTCAATTAAATGGAACAGTTCAAAATAATTTAACTGGAGTTGCTCTTGCTGCTGGTGATGTAATTGGAATTGCAGTTGATGTAGATAACTCTTTAGTCACATGGTATGCAAATGATGGAAGTTCACTTGGTAGTGCTTCTATATTACGACCAGGCAGAATTATGTTCACAGCTATGGCAGTTACAAGCAGTGATACTTTTAATTGGAACTTTGGTGATAATCCTACTTTTGATGGTAATGAAACAGCAGGTGGTAATGCAGATGGAGACGGTAATGGAAACTTTTATCATAGTGTTCCTACTGGTTTTAAAATGTTAAGACAAGACAATATGCCAGAAACAGATAAAGGTATAACTGGATTTACTTGGATGAAAGATAGAGATAGTGGTTCTTTAAACCACGCAATTTATGATTCAAGTAGAGGTGCAAATAAATTATTGTATCCTAATACTACAAGTGCAGAATTATCAGTTACTTCAGGTGTAAGTAAGTTTTTAAAAGGTGGATATGCAGTTGGTGATGCCTCAACCTCTAATAATGCTGGTGATTCTTTCGTAGCTTGGAACTGGGTAGCAAATTCAGGAACGACTAGCTCAAATGGTGATGGTTCAGGCACCAGTACAGTGCAAGTTAATTC